CACCATTCGGACGGCGGCGGACGCGGGCGTAGCGTTTTTCGAGCGAGTAAGGCATCTATTCGGCGACGACATGCTCGCGATGATGCTTTACGTGGTAAAGGGGAAACCGAGATGACAGCGGAAGCTGCACCTGCCGACGGAGATGATCGGGTTGCCGAACGCTATTTCCTCGTGGTTGTGAGCGATACTTCCGAAGACGCCCCGAGGCTCGTGGAGTGCGAAAGCTTGGAGGCGTTCACTGCGGCGGTGAACGAGCACGTGCTCGGTGCGGAGCACACGCTGCATGTGTTCGGCTTCAAGGGTACACGCGTGGGGATCAGTGCTCCGACGCCCGTCTGCACCGTCGAGGTGTCGGGACAGAAGACGAGCGTCGGACCAGACGACAGGAGTTTCGACAATTCCGGACGAATCGTCCCCCTTCGACGAAGCGCAACATAGCGCGTCCGGGTCGCTCAAGTACGAACTGACGGCGCATAAGCCTATCCAAGGCGGCACGATCTCGTTTTCCGACGGATTGCTCTTGTACAGATTCCGTACGGCAAGCTTCTGGTACGACCAGATGGGCTTTGCCCGCGACTTCAACGTTTGCGGTATCGAGTTGCACGACCGAGAGTTCGGGCGGCATCCATGGCTCGTGAGTATCTATCCCGATGTCCTGAGCGCTTTGAGGTCGAGCGATCCGTTCATGATCCAACGCCCTGAAATGGAGCACTACGAGGATTTGGCCGTATGGTTGACTGCCCGTGACGGCCGCCGCATGTGGCTCGCCGGGCGATTGTTGCACATTCATTCTGCGACGGAGATCACCGTATCGATCACGACCATGAGTTTCGACCTCTGAACGACCAGGCCGTTTTGCGTCAATATAGTTGGGATGCCGCCTGCATTCAGCAGGCGGCTTTTTTCTGTGAGGAGGTATCATGCGTCCGTTTGTACCGCCGGAGCCGTTCGACGCGGCGCTGGCCGCACGAGTGAAGGCCGTTTGCGGCCTTGAGTCGGTGCGGCCGAGCGAGGGGCTGGCCCCCGGAGGCCAGCGCATGTTCGAGCAGGACTTGACTGGCGTCGTCGTCCTGCTCGGCGAAGGGTACGTGTCTTTCGCTGACGCGACGGGCGCCGCGTTGTACCCCGAAAACCGGGGGAAGTGGTTGCGGTTTGAAGTACTCCGCCCGTACTTCGAGGACGGAGAGGTGTGGTTCGGCGGGACGCCGGACCGCCGGACAAAGAGGACGCACCCGTCGGACGGGGAGTCCGGTATCTACCGCCTGCCGTCTGGCAGGCGGTGCTTCCGCCGGGACATCCCGGAAGACCTTGTAGGGGCTGCCCATCCGGACGGCCACTACAAAGACGTGCTGATGAGCGGCAGGTCGGGGCTCTCGCTCTACGACGCGCACCCGAAGCTCCGGGAGTCGAACCGGCGGCTTCGTGCGCTCTTGGCACACGTCGTCGGTGTCGTCGAGCAGACACCGATGGTCCGGCAGTCTTCGTTGCAGCTGCCGGAGACGTTCGTGACATGCCCCCGGAACGCCAGGTTCCTGCGGGGCGACGTCGGCGACGTCGCCGCGGTCTGCGAGCTGCAGGCTGACATCACCAGGACTGGGAGGTGGGTGATCCCAGGACTGGAGAGCTGCATGACGGCGCGGACGGACGCCACTATCCGTGACGTCGGACCACAACACATCACCGTGGAGTGGGCCAACGGCAGCGGAGAGGTCTTGCGCCCTCCGCTTGCTGCGATTGCCGCAGAGATACGCGGACGCATCCCGGTCCGCGTGGCTGCCGGCAATCTGACGGTGGTCCCGACGGTGCGCAAAGATGAGCGCATCGACGGTGGGACCTGCCTGTGGGGAGGCGCGGTCGTCGACCCGTTCGCCGACGCCCAGGCGCTCATGCGCGCCCTTCCGAAGGATGTCAACGACATCCAAAGGATGCAGGCATTGCGAGCGTGGTCGTTGCTCGCAAGCGGGCAGAAGTACGATGGTCGGGTCCTGTACCCGATCAAGTACGTCGTGCCTCAGCGGGAGGACGACGTGTACTTTCGGGCGGGGGTACAGAGAATCGTACTGCGCCAGGACGTGTCGAAGGCCATGCGCGCCGAGCCGGAGTTTGGCGTGCACATGGATTTCTTCACGACCTCGCAGCGCGCAGCGTCATGGAGACGCTTGCGCGAGAAGAGAGAACGCGCGAAAATCACCCGCGCGTCCGAGGGAACTGAGAGCGCGCCTCAGTAGGCGCGCTCTCCTTTCAAGGTTCAGGGAGGAACTGTGGCAGAGATGACGATCGTGGAGGCGCTGAAGCGCCTCAGGATCATCGAGAAGAAGGTGCAGTCGAACTGCACCGAGATCACGCGGTACGCGTCAGGGCTTTCGACCCGGAAACCGGTGTTCGAGAGCGAGGCGCGCCAGCGAAAGGAAGTCAGTTCGCTGGTGCAGTCGTCGGCCGACCTGCTGAAGGAATACCTCGATCTGAAGCGGCGCATTGAGGTGACGAACCTCAATACGACCGTCGAGATCGAGGGAAGCAGCCGGTCGATCGCCGAGTGGCTCATAGTCAAGAGGAAGGTTGCTGATCTCTTGATTTCGGTGTACAACTCGATGAACGATACGGCGGCGGCGGGCGAGCGTCGAGAGGATCGCATGTATTCGGCGCCCGGCGCAGCTGCACAGGTCGTTCGGTACTATTCGGAGGAGGAGAAGAACAAGCTCCTCCGAAAGATGATGGACCAGAAGGCGGCGATTGACGGCCGCCTCGAAGTCATCAACGCGACTACGCCGCTGCTGGCGTAGTCGCTGGAGAGGAGTTGACCTTCGGCAGCGTAAAACGGGAATCAACGGAGGCCCTTTGTTCAGGGGTAATACTGGACACCAGAATGATAAATAGGTAATGGCCTGAGAAGCCAATTACCACCCTTCAAGGTTCAAGGCTCAAGGGATAAAGTCTCACTCGGTGCCGCACGAGGGTAAATACCAGCGGCGTATCAAGTCTCAGCGCCCCTACGGGGGTGAAGTTTCAAGCCCTGGGAACCGAAAGGTTCTGGATAAATCCGGGGTGAGCCGTACGCGTCTCCGTTCGCACCCCGACGGCTTCCGGCTGCTGTTTGGAGGTCCCAACCAACTGCGGGATAGTCTAGAGGTAGGACGCCGGGCTCATATCCCGGAGACCGAGGGTTCAAGTCCCTCTCCCGCTACCAGCTTGGGAGGTGGCGCCGCCGACACGCTCGGCGGCCTGGTCTGACCAGGCAATGCCCGGGCCAATAGCTGCCTTCCGCCGTGCTCCAGACGACCTGGGCTATCGCTCAGCTCGTAGTGCCCGCCCGGCTTCGGCCGGGCGGGCACGCTCTTTTCTACTGCTATCAGCTTGACATAAGTTCTGCCTACTATACGATTGCAGTTGGTTACGAAGAAGGGAACTGCCATGCCGCGCGTGAAGAATATTCGAGTTCCTTCTGGCAAGGAAAACGAGTACGTTGAAGACGCGCAGGGCAACATCATCCACAAGCAATACGGCAGCGACGAGACGATGGACGCCGTCGTGCTTCCCTCGGCGAAAGGCAAAGATCGGTTCGGTACGGGTGGGCAGCACACGGCCGATTTTGACCCTCTTGGTCGCGACCTCAAACAGAATATCGTGATCTTCGGCCCCGACGGTATCCAGCGAGTGACTCAGGTGACTGGACGAGAGCTGAGCGCCGTGGTTCCCCGCCAGCAGGGCGTGCGTGACGAGAAGGGCATCTTGCGTATTCAGAAGCCTGGCCAGTCGGAGGAACCGACTCCAGCGCAGATCGAGAAGCTGGGGATCGACGCAGAAGACATGTACCGCAGCATAGCTGTGAGAAAGCCGACGGCACCTGTGGCGCCAGCGCCCGTTGCTGTACGGGCAACCTTGGCAATCGAGGAGGACATCGTGCCAGCACCGAAGAAGAGAAAGAAGACGCGCAAGCGGGCCAAGCGGGCGAAGACTTTGCAACGCGTTGCAGAATCCGAGGCCCCACAGGCCGAAGCGCAGCCCGAAGAAGAGGCACAGACGGAATACAGCCCCGTCGTGGTCGGCATCGATGCGCCTTTTGGCCAGCTACAGCAGACTTTCTCGGGGATCTTCAGGGACAACATCTACCTGATCCTCTACACCGATCAGCGGCGCGTTCCTTCGGTCTATACGCTGCCGCAGGTCGAGGATCCGATCCCGCTCACCATTCGGTGGCAGGACAAGGTCGTGCCGTGCATATGGGCCGGGATCCAGTTCACCATGCCGCACGCGCCGATCACTTTCACGGTCCTCCTGATCAACGAGGAGTCCAACGAATAGGACTTTTGATTGCTTCCTCGCTGAAAATCTGATAACCTTCGCACGGATCGGAGTTTCGGAGTGAAGAAGGATTGTCAGGTCAAGGTCGGCCAGACCAAGTGCGACAAGTGTGACAAGCCGTCGACTCAGATCGTTGGTAGTCGTGTGCTTTGCGACGAGCATGCATCGTTGGTGAAGCACGCTGCAGACAGCGTGACCATCAAGGACGCTGGACTGGCATTCCGCGACCACCATCGATAGGCGGTAGGTATGGCCGACACGAATCTCTTCCCGACGATTCCCGGCAGCCAGGGCGGTGCCGGCGACTTCCGCAGGTATGCCAGTGCGTTTCCTGATCCGTTTTTCGACTACGCCTCAACGCAGATGCCGCGCAGCCTCTACGACGTGCTGCGCTGGTGCGAATATTTCTGGTTGGTCTCCGGAACTTATCGCACTGCATGTCAGCGCATCGTCCGGTACTTCCTCACGAAGATCGAGCTGAGCGACGTCGGCGACGACGAGAAAGAGAAGTACGAGGAGTTCATCGACAAGCAGGCCCACCTGATCGACACGCTCGCCTACATCGGTGACGACTGGATGTGCTTTCACGGTGACACCAAAACCGTGACGCGCGACGGTATCTTCAAGCTGCGCGATCTTGCAGGGAAGACCGTGGATGTCCTCTCGCAGGATGGTGTTTATCGTCCGGCCGAGTTCAAGTCGTTCGGCAGGCAGAGATTGCTAGAGGTAGAGTTCAGCGACGGCCGCACCGTCCTTGCTACACCCGAGCACCAGTGGATCGTGAAGCGCGGTTCAGGCGAAGACGTTGTTGTGCCGACATCGGAGTTGCGCCCTCGTTATCGAATACCGAGAGTCGTAGCTCCGCGCCCCGAGAAAGACGAGGACTACTTCGAGGGTGTGCGCCACGGATTTACGTTCGGCGACGGCTCACTATACAATCGTGATCGCAAGACGCCGCACGCGGAGGCCACGTTCTTTGGCGCCAAAGCTGCTGAGTTGCTGCCGTACTTTGAAGGCCACGGCGGTGAGCCTGTCGAGGATGCCAATGCGGGATCAGTGACAGTCTTCGGGCTGCCTGCGCATTACAAGCAACTACCTGAGAACTCCAAGAGTGCCAGCTACTGGTACGGCTTCGTCAGTGGTTTCCTCGCAGCAGCTGGCAGCGTGGACACGAATGGCTGCGCTGTCCTGACGCAGAAAGCCAAGAATACGCTGGAGTGTATTGTCGAGCAGCTGCCGAGGATTGGTATGGCTGCTGGTCCTGTACGTGGCTATCATCAAGTCAGCAGATTCGTTCGCGCCGACGGTCGCGTCGACGAGTACGAAGGTGATATGCACTACGTCACCCTGCTCAAGCGGTTCATGACCACGTCAGACTTCCTGCTGTCCAAGCACAGAAAGAATTTCGACGATAACAGCACTGACACCAACTACGGCGAGTACATCGGCATCAAGGACGTAAGGGAGACTGGTATCGTCGATGAGGTCTTCTGCTGCGTCGAAATGGAAACGCACACGTTCGTCATTGAGAACGCCGTTCTCACGAAGCAGTGTTATGGGAATGCGATCACATCGATCCGCATCCCGTTCCGTCGCCATCTTCGTTGCCCGAAATGCCGACAGGAGCGGTCGCTCAAGCACATCGCATACTCCTTCGAGCAATGGCAGTTCAAGGCGAAGTGCTCGAACTGCAAGTTTGAAGGGACGTTCGAGCGGATCGATCGACGCAGCGTCGAGCAGGACAAGATCAAGGTCATCCGGTGGTCGCCGCACGAGATCAGGATGCTCTACCATCCGGTCTCGCACGAGACGGTCTACTATTGGATCCCCGAGGCGAACTTCAAGCGCGAGATTCGAAAGGGAACCAAGTTCTTCATCGAGTCGACGCCGTGGGAGATCATCGAGGCGATCAAGAAAGACCAGTGGTTCAAGTTCAACCCGGGCGTGATCTACCACGTGAAGGAAGAGACACTGGCCGGCTTCCGCAACGCTGGGTGGGGCATCCCGCGACTCCTTTCGAACTTCAAGCAGGCGTGGTACGTGCAGGTGCTCAAGCGGTACAACGAGGCGATCGGACTCGACTACATCATTCCGTTCCGGGTCATCACGCCGGGCAAGGGGCCTGGGTCGGGTGAAGCCGACCCGCTCCTTCATATGAACATCGCGTCGTTCAACAACCGGGTCATGGGCATGATTCGGCGGCACCAGCGAGATCCGGCGTCGTGGAACGCGCTTCCGTTTCCGATCCAGTACCAGGCGATCGGCGGCGAGGGCAAGCAGCTCGCCCCGTTCGAGTTGATCAACGCCGGCATGGACGAGCTTCTCAATTCGATGGGTTTCCCGGCCGAGCTGTTCAAGGCGACGTTGCAGGTTCAGGCCGCACCGATGGCGCTGCGGCTGTTCGAGCGCACGTGGACGCACCTCGTCTCGGCGCTTAACGGATGGATCGACTGGTTCTTCGAGACGATCACCGACGTACTCAACTGGGAGAAGGCGCAGGGACGGCTCCAGCCCGTCACGCTCGCCGAAGACATCGAGCGGAAGCAGATTCAGTTGCAGCTTGCTGCATCGCAGCAGATCTCGAAGCAGACGGCGTATTCGCCGTTTGGCATCGATTGGCGCTCCGAGGTCGATCGGATGTTCGACGAAGAGAAGTTCTACCAAGACGCGTCGGCGCGCTTCCAGAAGGAACAGGCAAAGCAGCAGGAGATGGAGCAGACATTCGAACAGGCGCAGCAGGCAGCAGCGCAGCCGCCGGGCATGCCCGGCATGCCTCCGGGCATGCCGATGCCGGGCGGCGCTCCGATGCCAGGCGGCGCTCCGATGCCGGCTGACGGCATGCCGATGCCGGGCGGCGCCCCTGGCGGTGGCGGCGCAGGTACCACTCCCCAGGACATGATGGCGCAAGCGGAGCAGATCGCGCTCCAGATGCTCGGTATGCCGTACGAGGCGCGTAAATCTGAACTGCTCAAGCTCAAGAAGTCCGACCAGACACTACATGCGCTCGTCATCCAGAAGATGGAGGACGTGCGGCAGAAGGCCAAGCAGCAGGGCGGCTTCCAGGCGCTGCAGCAGATGGTTGGGTCACAGGCAGGTTAGCTATTGCTATAACGAGACGCCGTGAGAAACCCGAGCGGACATGTTGTCGTGGCCGGACCTTGCGTCTCCGAGTTCGGCTGGGAGCTGATGGAATGGCAGGCATACGTGCGCCGCTTGGCGCAAGGTGCTTCGCGGGTCGTCGTGTGCAGCACGCGCGGCCATGACGCGCTTTACGCCGACATGTCGCCGACGTACATCCCGCACACGATCTGCTGCGCTCGTGACGCTCACCTGTTGCACGTGAACTCCGTCAAGAACCCGACCGAACTGTCACGCGCACGTGCGCTGCTCGTATCACAATGTCGTTCGGCCAAGAAGCAAGGACGCCGCGTGATACGCCTCGATGATACTGTCGGCAAGCTGCGCCGTCGCGCTGCGAGCGCGCAGTCGTTCATCCGTTTCGGCAACGCCGCAGCGGCAGCTAAGACCTATCCGCTCGTGGTTCATGCCCGCGACAGGCACGACGCTGGTCCGCGCGGCGGCGACAACTACGACCGCGATCGGTGGGACGAGCTGCTTCACTTGCTCGTCGTTCGCGGCGTCGTTCCTCATGTAGGCCAGGTAGCTGCCATCGGGTCGACGACCGCGGCATTCGCGCCGCGCGGTACGGTCGATCTGCGAGGCTTACCGATGCAACAGCTCGTAGACACACTTGCAGCGGCCAGGCTGGTGCTCGGGCCGTCGAGCGGACCGATGCATCTGGCATCGTTGTGTGGCACACCGCATTTCGTATGGGCCACCGACTGCCATCAGCCCGTGATCGGGCGCGGCAACTACGCGCGGTACGTGTCGTACTGGAATCCATTTGGCACTCCGGTGCAGGTTGCTCTTCACGAGAAGGGCTCGCCGCCGGCTCCGTCTGCTCTTGCTGAAAGGCTGTGCGCATTCGCCGAACTGCCAAAAGTCAGGAAAACGAATGAATCGACTGCTCGAACGTAACTTGAACTGGCTGAAGTCGCAGGGAATCAGTGCTGGTCAGAACCTGGATGACTTGGAGCAGTTGTACGAGTTCATGCTCGGGCGGCCTCGTACTTCCGTGTTCGTCGAAATAGGCGTGTGGCGCG